ATTATTATCCAATAAAGTCGTAAGGTGGTAATTCATAATCAAGAGCCATTCTTTGTTTTATATCTGCCAATTCTCTCTCTGCATCTTCATATAATTCCCTACCATTCAATTCAATTCCTCCAGGCAACTTGACTCCTCTAAATTTAATTAAATTTTGACCCCACTGCCTCTTCATAGTGGCGGTTAAATATTTTTTTAAGAAACTATCGTTATAAACATTAGTAAAGGTGTTTGGATCTAAAATTCTATAGCAATCAATTATTAGGAAAGTTCCAACTTGTTGAGATCCCCAGTCAATGTCCAAATACATTCTATTCTGTCTTTTATTAAATCTTATCTGCTTATCAGTACTCAAAAGAAAATCAATATCCTCAAGATAAGTTTTTACCATCGAATATTGTAATAAATCAATTGAATTGAAATAATATAAGTCATTTAAGAATAGTTGATATTTAATGCTAAACATACCTCTAGAGATAGAACTAGCATCAAATTTAAAAACTTTTTCTATTCCAATTACAGAATCCGGAACCTGAATAAAATTGGATGTTTCATAAAAATTGGAAGTAATTGTTCCAAGACCTGATATATTTGTTGATGTTCCTGTTGTAGTTACTAATCCAACTCCACTTCCTCTTGATGCGGTTCCTCTGTTAATATCATCTTGAGTAAATTGATACTTCAGATACATTCTCTCTACACCATCAAAGTGCCTCTCCTGGAAGTACTGGAGGGCATCATCTACTAAATCATCTATTTGATCGTCGGCAAGGTTAATCTCCAATACAGGGGCACCTAGGCGTCTTAGGCAATAGTCTACGAGTTCTTGTCTACTTGCTGGCTTAGACACTAATAGGTTCCTCCATCTATAACATTGGACCAGGTTGGTATTCCTGAATTGTCAGTTGTAAGTATATAGTTAGTTTCTGATATTGCCGCTGAAGTAGTGCCAGTAGAAACTAATTGGTCATTCGGATCAAAATATGCAACACCATAAGGTTGCCCTGGCGGATAATAAAATGACTGCCCTACGGTAAGAATTCCGGTAATATTTGCATTACGAGCAGTAAATTCATCAAATACTAAATCATCACTAATATAAAGATCACCATCAATGTAAACATCATTTTTAAAGGTTGCAATACCTATAAATGTAGATACTCCACTAACATTAAGAGATGTAACTGATGCTATTCCACCAATTACATTTGTTGCGATATCGGCAAAATTCGCAAAATTTGATCCACCACTAATAGATGAAATTACCTTGACTGAATTTTGTTGCCCGACTCTAACTTTAATATCAGACATTAACGAGTAACTCCTTCTCTTACAAGAACCATCCCTTCAATTACTCTTGTTTTAACAGAATTTATAGTAATAACTACATCATATACATATCTCCCAGGTTTTAAATCTACTGTTTGACTGGAAGTTAAAGAGATAAAAATTTTTCCCAATGTTCTTGGTGATAAAATACCGGAAGTGAAGGTGGTAAATGTTGAACTGCCAGAATACTTTCTCATCTGTGCTGATACCGTATATCCAGTTAAATCCAGCGCAGAATCAGTGTCATTAGATTCTAATGTAAAAGTTTGAGAAAAATCTGTACCTGAATTGACTACAAGGTTATTAACATATACAGATGCCATTTATTCCAATATATCTACTTTCTATTTATATTTAATTGCACCAAGAGAAGAAATAGTTTCTTGTTGCTTCAAATATAGTTTACAATAAAGTTTTGAAAAATTTTTTAATTCATCAAAACTCAACTCATCAATAAATCTAGAATGTTTTTCATACTCAAATAGTTTATTAATTGTTTTTAATTCAATATCATTTGGATCCATTTAGCAACTCCTTTAATAATGACTTAATTTCATCAATATCTTGTTTGATCATATCTAATTCTTTTTTTTGCGATTCCTTATTATTAACTATATTAAGATACTGATTATATGCCACAGAATCGCAATTAACAATAGCCCCGCTATTTTCATCCCTATAAAGATTTGTATACCCCTTTACTCTAATCATCTTACAGCAATCGTCCTAAGTTCTTTGATTCTTGGTGGATATGCCTGGTTAGTTCCGGACATTACGATTTTAATGACATATCCATTAAACAACCCAAGATTATCGGCAGTAAATTCATATTCTTTGAATTGATTATCTAAACTGGAACTCACAAAAGAATCAGGTTTTCCATTATTTAGAGAGGGATCAACTACCGAAAGTCCTGATGGTGTAGATATAAGATTATCATACCCTGGGAATAATTCAAATGATTGTTCAACTTCAGAAGAATCTGGTCTGAATAAACTGTATAAAACTCTAAAATCAGCAGATTCGTGACGATATGCAGATAAAATAACTTTAAGAGAAGTTGCAGGATTTACTAGATTTACTGCCCTTGAAACATATACCACGGCGTGTGGATCATCCAATATGGAATTAGATCTTCCATCTAATGCATAATCAGAAACTGGACTATTCAAACGACTGGAAATAAACTCAGTAAATGCAGTATCTAAGAATATTATAGGTGATAAATTAGAATCAGTTGTGCTTAAGGTTATTCCTGTGGTAAATGATTTATTTCTAGGTAAATTATTAAGATATTCAGTTTCATTTTCTTTGGAACATACAAGTCTCACACTCCTCAGAGTATTCAATGCATTCAACTGAATTGGTTCAATTTCATTAGATAAGAATGAAGTTTCATTTCCACTTACACTTGTTCCGGAAACTGTTCTAATGAAAGCCGAAACTGATGTAGAAGATCCTGGAGTAATGAGATCGTATGTTGGTACTATAGAACTATAAAGAATATTCTCACTTGCTAGAACTTTAGAACCTCCTAATGTTGATTCTGAAGTAAATTGCAGTTGTGGTGCATTTGCAGCATTTCCATCAATAAATCCATCAGCACTTCTATTTACGCCATTTGTAGTTCTGTCAATTTCCAAATAATATCCATCCAATCCGATATCTAGATCACTAATGTCGTGAGTTGTATTAATTCTGCGTAATGAAACGCCATTCAATTCATACTTGTACATTAAACTATTTACATCATGATCAATCGAAATAGTAGAATCAATGCCTCTGGTAATAGTTCCTAAGAATCCACTACCAATAGACTGATATTTAATTATTTCATTTCCAATTTTTACATATCCAGGATTGGTTGCACTTACAGAAACTCCCTCAAAAGTTCCAAAGTTTGAAGTATCTCCGACAGCAATTGTTGTTGATGTTGATGTTAAAGATGAAGTAATTACAACCGGTGCGGTACTAGATTCTGCATTATAAATTCTAAGTTTATTTGTATTTCCATACATTCCGTGGTCAAAATGTTCTACTCTTAAATAATTTCCAGAATATTGATTAGTTGAAGGTGTAAAAGGAGATCTAATTATAGTGCTTGCAAGAGAAACTATTGTATTAGAATTATTGTAGTAACTTAATCCGGCACCAACTGTAAAAGTATCCCCCTGAATATTTCCCAAATAGAGTGTATCCAATCCTGTAATTGCCGAAATTGTAATTCTTGCATCACGCCCACGAACCGAAGTTCCGGTTCCTACCGTAGAAGTCACAATACCAACAACATCTCCTACAGCATATCCATTTCCAGGACTTACAGTTGTTATTCCAGTAATTGTTCCATTAGTGGCGGTAATACTTAAAACAAGACCAGAACCATTTCCGGTAATATTATAGGTGCTTACATTAGTATCTGTAACATAATTACTTCCACCAGTGGTTAATACTGCTGTTGCTACAGAACTTCCAGTCCCAACAACATATCCATAAACATAACTCTTTGATCCATCTACAATTTTTCTACCATTACTTAAATCTGCGATTAACGCTAAGTTTGTTGTTGTGGTAATTCCCAATGAACCAGTTTTAGGTAATGTTGTTAGTGGATTATTTCCTAATCTTTGAACATATCCATTACTTTGATCTAATGTTGGATTGTAGAAAAATGCAGTTCCTGGTTGATTTTCAATAAATTGTGCTTTATAAAGTTTAAATTTAAGGTCTTGATATTGATTTGCTGTCCATATAGATCCATTTTGAGATTTGAACAAACTTCCCATCGCAAATTGCTTTGAGTAAGTTACTGCATTAACATCTGGAAGATCTTTAGTATTTACAGTTTTTTCTCCCATAATCGCAGTCCACATCTCATATTGATCACTATTTTCTGAAATAATTACAATCGCATATTCTCTACCAGGTGGAAGATAAATTGGTTCATCAAAAGTAACTTTAGTAGCAATGGAAGCATCTGAAGAAACATTTACTTGATTTGGCCTCAATGTAACTGAATTGCCGATAACAATCCTAGTGGGTGTTCCCAGTTCCATGGTTCTTATTTCAACTTTTACCGTAGCATTTCCACTATCTTTTTTGGCAAAGAATAAATCAACGGCAGTTAAAAAGGCACCATTGGAATCATCAGTTGCTAATCCTTCTCTAGAAGAATCAGGAGCTTCTATATTTCCACCAACAACAAAAGATTGTGCAAGAGGGTCTACAAATCTCTGAATTGTTGTTCTTGTATGAGTGTTTATTGTTGTTTGTGAAGTTGTTGTGTTTGTAGTGAGATTGGTGACTGTTTTTGTTGTTAGATTTCTAGTAGTTGCCGTAACAGTATTTTCCCACTGTTCAAGTGTTCCATCGGAATTGAAGTTTGTTTCGGCAAATGAAGTATCAGAACTTCCTGGGAGACCAGGATCATTCGTTGAACTTGAACTCAACTTAAATGTTTTAGTTCCGGTAGAAATTCTTACAGTTGGAGTTGGAATTGTATTTGGATCTCTTAAAAAGAATGTTCCGATTAAATCACCAAAATTATCAGAAATGAGTCTTAAATCACTTACAGTTGCCACGGCACGACTGGTCTGACCCACCAATTGCATACCCTTAAGTAAATATCCTGAATACTTTCCTTGAGCCTCTTCTGATAGTGAAACAGTATCGACATTCAAAACTGTTGATGATTGACTATATCCAGATGCTATAGATTCAGTTCTAATATATGGGTTAATTGTATATGTCGTGGATGGTGCGTTATATGGACCATACTTATGATTTGGTGTTGCAACTCTGAATGAAATTAAATTTGCACCGCCAAATGTTCCAATAACCGTTTCTCCAACTGCAAATGCTCCGGATGTATTTGTTATCTCTATCAATTTAGGGATGAAATCGACTCCACTATTCCCATCAAGGAATTGGTAAAATTGCGTAGATGGTTTGATATTGGATACAGAAAATTGAATATTTCTGGACCTCATAAATGATTCACTAGATGATGATATCAATACATTTCTTATTGTTGTATCAGTATTACTTACTGTATCAAAACTTTCAGTTGTAGAAGTTGCAGAAGTAGTATTTGTAGCAGTTGATGAAGTTTGAGTTTGGTCACTACCAACAGTTATAGTAAAATTACCTTGTTCAAAAATATCAGGAAGATTAACTGTGTCGCTTGTTTCAGTATTAATTGGTGTCAGAGTAACGGAAACATTACTAGTTAAATTGTTGGTAAGAGTTCTACTGGAATTTAATGTTACACTGATATTTTTATCAGGAAGTTGAACTGTTCTAACCCAATTGTCAATTTCAGGACTTAATTTAATATCTCCACTATAAACAATCACATTAAATGGATTTACATTTTCTACTGTCGTTGCAAATGCCTGTTCTATCCACCCAATAGAGTCGTACTTTAAAGTTACTGCTTTTCCTGTTTTTACGACATTTGGATCTAGTAACTTAAAATTTTCCGAAAAATCTAAATTTTCATCAGTAGTTGCAGACTCAGGTGCAATCTGTGATTTAAGTGAATTTCTACTAGTAACTGGTGTTATTTCATTTGTAGATGTATTAACTCTAATGGAGGATAATCCTCTGTTAATAAACGAATAATTTTTAAAATCATCTACAAAAAATCCACTCTTAAATCTATTATTGCCATCAGAATCTTGAATTTGTAAAGTTTGAGTATTTACTTCAAGTAAAGATAATGAAGTAACTCTCTCTAAGTTTTCCACTCTATCTTCAATTAAACCAATATCCCTCATTGTATATCTTCTATTATCCTTTAATGTCACTACTGCATTTGCTGGATTGTAAAGATATGGTGGTAGTTTTATGGTTGCAATTTCCATTACGGCATCATTTTTATCTGGTGCCTTAGGAGTGTTGGAAGATATTCCTTTTTCTAGAATAAAGTTTTTATTCTTATCGAGATATAGTTTATCAATTCTTGCTAAGTAATAATCATAACCAAGTAATGAACTTTCATTTGGTGATAAAATGCGTGTGGGATTCAAAGATCGTGAAGAAAAATCAAATGGTGAAGAACTATCTGAGGTAAAAATTGGAACTCTTGGTCTGAAATCTAAAGTATCCGAGGATCTTACTGATCTTGGTCCAATAAAAGGGATATCGTGTGTAAATCTATCTTTATCATAACTTAATACCGTAAATACATCTCCACTATCATTGGAGGGAATCGAATAATAGTCGAATACAACTAAAAGTTGTTTTGATGGTTCTGGGGTATTTTTATTTCTAACAATTTTAGAATAATCGTAATATTGATCTTTTTGTCCCTTGTCAAGTCTATATGAATTTGTAATGTCCTTATACTTTCCTGGAATTATAGATTCAATTTCTGTAGTTATATTTGATTCTTCAAATGTAACCGTTTCAGAATTTGTAAATCTTTCTGAATTTAAATATACTACACCAAGAATATTGGAAGATGGACTTGAAACAACTCTTGCTATAGCTTTACTATCACTTCCTATGATATTTTCGCCAATAATAGCATTAGTTGATACATTAGCACTGGCACCGAATTGTATTTGATCTAAAGTGGGTGCAGAAGAATCAAATGACTCATAAACTGAAATAATTTTTACCACATCTGGATAATTTAGTGATATCTCTTCATCTTGAACTCTTAATCCATAAAATTGATTATATGTAAGACCGTCTCCAATTGAAGAACTAATACCAGTTCCTGATTGAGGATACTTTGATCTTGCTATGGTTAAGGTATTACTTTTATTATATGTTTTTACTTTGCTTTGTATTCCATTTTTAACTAGTGTAGTATTTACAACGACATCTGTCTCTGAAGGAGATAATCCACTAATAGTTACGGTATTTCCACTTAAAACAAACTGATCTGAGGTTATTGTACCAATACCACCTCCACTATAGTGTACCGAATATCTTTCCTGATCAAATGACTCAAAAAATGCACTAGAAATTCCACTAATTGCTGAAGTATTGAATTGTAGTACTCCACTACTATTTGTGCCTTGTCCGGTTATTTGTTCTGAAATTGTTAATAATGAATCTGAAAGATTTACTGAAGAAACATTAGGATCTGGTAGTTGTGCATATAGGAATCCAGAATTCTCATTTCTTATGACTGGAGCACCAATAGTTATGTTACTGTAAGTTCCATTTGCAACGGCACCGTCAAATACTCCAGAAACTGTGGTGATACCAGCAATTGTTAGTGATGTGCCAGAAGAAGGAACTGCAGTTACACGATTAAACGATTCATCTCCAGTTGTAGTTTGATATCTAATAATTGATCCTACTTTTACACCAGTGAAGAATTTTCCTGGGCTTACTAAGGTATTTCCACCACTAATGGTTCCCTGGGTGATTCCATTTGGTAATCTAAATCTTTCAAGAAAACAATTTGCAGTAAATTGTGAAAATCCAGAAGAAGCACTTTGTTTTACTGATTTAATGTCTTCTGTGGAATATGCAGTTACTGTTCTAATAGTTCTTGGAAAATCAATCCCATTGATAATTAACTGCTCTCCAACTGAAAATGTTCCGGAAGTTTGTCTTAAGTTAATAGTAGATGATGCTCCACCAGCAGAAACTGCAAAACCACTGGCACCGCTACTTTTTCCCTTTACGAACGATGTTGCAGGTAATTCTGCACTTGTTACTGAAGTATTTAAACCGACAGTTGTGTAAGTCTGAATGTCATAAAGATATAAATTCCAATTAGTAGCATTATTGGTATAAGAGGCATCGGTCAAACTAAAATTATATACTCTTGCGTTTCCGATAGTGGTTCCAGATCCCACAAATTGATCCAATAAATCTATTGTAAGTTTTTGTTTTGGAGTTCCAGATACTGTATTAACTTTTATAATATTTCCCATTTCAAAGGGAACACTTATATTATCTACTCTTGCCGTATCTCTTGGTTTATCAACATCAATAATTGTTGTTGAAATTTTTTCTATATCATATCCCCGAACATAAGCCTTTCCTGGAGATATTTTCAAACACATCAAGTCTTCTGATGGTGTGTTTTTTTGTTCTGTGGTTTCAGTATTGAAAAATAAACCATTATTACCCAACCTATCATTTAAAGAATTATTTACAGATACATTAAATGGTTCGACTGTATAATCGCCAGATTCATCATAAGTTCTTTCTGCCATATAATCTTTGATTATATTATATTGACTTTTTTGTTCAATAATTTTAATTTTTCCATTTTCAACTCTCAAAAGTTCAACAAAATCAGTATCGTTGAGGTCTGATATTAATTTCTTCGTTAGAGTTAAATCAATCTTAAATCTATCTGCTCCGGGTGCTGCATAGTTTGTAAATCCCTTAGATGGGTCATACAATGAACTGTCATCTCCAGCACTGAGAATTAATTCGTCAATTTTTAGTCCAACTCTATATGAAGGCGTATTTGTATAATTATCTAAAATTATAGTTTGTTTAGATACATTAACAAAATAACCTCTAATGAAATAAACTCCATCACCAATAGATGCAGAAGAACCTACAGATGTTGCATTTAACGATATTAGTGATGCAAATGGAGTTCCTGCATTAATGGTAGTATTGCCATAAGTTATATTTTCTTCTGCAATTAATGATTCTCCATCTTCAAATGGATTAAACTGAAAATTATTATCAGAATCCAAATATTTTACATATATTGTTAAATCTTCTACATTTCCACCATCGGGGAGAGAAACAAATTGAATTATTGCCGTTGTTCCTGATATTTGCCCTACTATTTTTTTACCGATAAAATTATTAATATAAAGAGAAATATCAACTCCAAAATTAGTTGGATTGAGTTTTACAGAATTAAAATTTCCATCATAGGCAATATTTCCAGGAATAACTACTGATCCTTCTTTAAATATATGACTTCCGAAAGATTTTACCTGATCCTGTAAGATAGATTGAAGAGTTGTTAATTCTCTTGCCTGTACTGGATATCCTGGTTTAAACAAGACTTTATAAAAATTCTTTTCAGAATCAAAGTCATCATAATATGGACTGATGTTTAAATCTGTTTTTTGTGCCATTTTCGGTTAGAATTCCAGGATAATTTTAATGTCTTCTTTTTGTCTGATGTCTCTTGTTACCAGGGGTCTATTATCGATATAAATTATATCTCCTGTCTTTTTATTTATCTCTGGATTTGCAAGACCTGCAGTGAAAGTTACTCCCAAATCTATAACTTTACCTCCAACTGTAACTTTATTTGTTGGGGTGGGAGTCCCGAAAGTACTAGCAATAGATACTGTAAATGGAAATGCTCCAGTTGAAATAATTGATCCTCCAGTAGATTCGAAATTATAAACTCTAGAGTGATCTGTACGATCAGTTTGATCTAAACTATTTCCAAAATATAAAGATCTATCTTGAAAATATTTTAAGACTTTAGTTTCACTATCATATGATGCAATATAACCTCTTGCAGTTCCATTAGTCACAGTTTGGGTAATTTCTTCTCCGATACCTGGAGTTGCAGTAAAGTTTTGATCTAATTTAATTGCTCCTAAAGATGAATATTGATTTTCTGTAAAAATAGCAGTATTTGAAGAAAAAGTAGTTGGATTTTTTATAATTCCAACTTGAGAAAATTTGGTATCTGTTGGAAAATCTTTTGTTGAGTCATCAAATCTGGCATATACCAATACTTTATCTGTTCCTAATTCTGTGTAAATGTCATAACCGTGTCCTTTTGACGGTGGAATGATTGGTATTAGTTTAGCGGCGGATCCAGATGGTATATTTGACTCACGAAGAGGTCCCAAGTCAACGATTCCCCAAGTGTACCCATAACCACCCGCAACCACTTGAGTTTCGGTAATTTTTCCACTAACTGCAGTGATATATACTCTACCTCCAAATCCATCACCTATAATATCAACAGGACCGGATTTATAAATATCAGTCCCCCCATTTTCAATATATACTTTTTTAATTTGATTTGGATTTGTTGGTCCAGAATTTCCATTTTCTCTTACACTTATAATTTGAGAATCTGTTGAAGTTGCCCAATCGTTAGGAACTACAACATATTCTGTTGAATCAAACTTTATAATATCACTGGGGGAAACTGAAAATAGGTATTTCCAAATATATCCATCCCCACTTGTTCCTGCTGCCGAAGGTTCTAAATCTGTAAATGTGGGTTCATCTTGTGATTTACCACCCTTCAAATTAGTTCCAGAAGAACCATTATCTATACAAATATAAACTCTAAAATCACTATTAATTACATAATAATTTGAATCATACAATCTACTTGAATTTGAATTTGGTGTTGGGTTTTGAATGCTATAATCGTGCCTATACATCTCATAAGATGTATTAGAAGTCCAAGTAACTTTTCTTATAAGTCTCCTAATATTACTAGATGTAATTTTTTTACCAAATAAAGATGTGTCTCTGTAATGACTTAAATATTCTAAATTATCTGTTGGACTTGGGATATTAGTATTCCAATTAGTAGTTCTTCCGAATCCAATTTGTGCCGGATTATCTAAACCCAAGAAAACATAGTAAGAATCGTTGCCGCCAGTTACAGAATCTATAAAATTGCTTGCATTTAATATTCTAAATTGATCAGTTACTATTGCCGCCATATTAATATTTTTTTTAAGTATTTATAAAAGTTTTGGAAGTGCTCCCGTTTGTCTAATACCAACTCCTCTTCTTTGGATCGTCGCAAAAGTTGATAATCCAACATCTACAGTATTTCCGGTTATTCCTATTGAAATTGGAGAACCTGATCTAGTAAGTCCAGACATTCTGCCCCAAGAATATTTACCAACAGGATTTGATACATTTCCAGAAGAAGAGAGTCCAGTCGTGGATGTAGTTGATAATATATTACAAGTAATAATTCCAACTGTAGCACTAGACGAGAACTGATGAATATAGTAAATGTTATCTAAAAATGTTGTCCCAATTCCAACTATCGAAGAATTTGAAGTATCAATAGAAGTTACTCCATTTCCAACTCTTGTATCAAAGATATAGATTGGATATCCAACTTGTAATCCACTAAATCCAACTGGTCCTTTTAAATAAAATGTAAGTGCTAATGGATTTCCACCACTACCTGTCGTAGTTGTAATTCCAGTAATAATTCCAGAGAATCCGTTTACTTGATTAATATTAATATTCGAAATTAATTCAACTGCCCCATTAGCAGTAGTTGAAATTCCATTGACAATTAAAGCACCAAAAGGTTCTGGATTATCATATTTAAAGAATTCTGCATTATCTACAAATATTTGATTGTCTGTGGTTGAAAAATCTTTAATAATTTTAGCGGTTGGATAAACTAAAGACTCAATAGAATCTCTAGTTTTATAAACATCTTCTCCGTTAATTTTTCTATCAACTTTTTGTTTAATCCAACTTAATGGTTTATTATTTTCAGAGTCAACACCTTGGTTCGAATATAAATTAGTTTCAAACTTATCGGAGAATGATAAATCAAATATTGTTCTCTTATCTTGTGTAATTGTTCCGGGAATTGAATTATTCTTAAGAACCTGTACGGTATCACCTCTTTTTAGAGTTTCATTGATTGTATCAATTACAACAACATCATCACCATCAGTTCCCTTATAGAAGAAAATTGCAACATTATCCTCTGGTCTTGGGGCAGTTGTAAATACGAAACTAGTTCCTCCATCAAATTGATAGGCAACTCCAGGATCTTGAATTACTCCATTTATAACAATTAGAAGTGCATTTGAAAGATTTACCTGAGAATCCTCTAGTAATTCAAAACTTAATAACTCATTATTATAAAATAGTGGGAATCTGGTTCTGATTCCATCTTGATAATTTTTTACTGAATCTATATAATCAAACTCTCCAAACTGCCAGGCAGCAAAAGAATCCGAAAATGTATCAACCACGGTCAATTGGAACTCTGATAATGGAGATATCAAATCTTTAGCAGTAACTAATCCAACTGGTTTGAATACATCCCCTCTTTGGAATGAGTAACCCTGTCTTGAAATACTAAATCTAGAAACTTCGAAGTATGTTGATCCTATTCCAGTCGTAGAACTTGCACCAACTTCAACATTAAGCAAAAGACCTATTCCAGTATCTGTTGTTGCCCCAACTCCCAATCTAGATACGCCGGTCACAGTAAGATTTTCATAAGATGGTTCAGATACAAATACTTTAGGATTTGTGTATCCAGTTCCGCCAGACCCAACAGTAAAGGAAAGTGTCCCTCCCGCTCCAACTGATGCAGTTATGATTGCAGTATCTCCAATATGACCACTTTGATATACTGAAACTCCTATCGCAACAATACCATTATATCCAGAACCAAGATTATCAGTAGTTCCCAGTCCAACCGATACTATACTACCGCCAGCACCAACTACGGCAGTTACTGCTGCCCCCACAAGAGGTGCATAACCAAGACCAGTAGAAGAACCCAACGAAATGATTATTCCTCCCCTAGGGGTTTGATTTTGATTTACATCAAACTCGGAAGTAATAATTGTTCCAGTACCTGCAGATGTAATTCCGGAAAATACTACGCTCGATATTCCCGAAACAGTATTTTCAATAATACTAAAATTATTTTCTGGATTATTGAGAGTTGTTGGAGTTTGAAAAACACCATTTATAAACAAAATTCCATTTCCTCCGGTGGTTCCTAGTCCTACAGTATTTGCACCACCGACAGTTAATGTAAAAGTTCTACCAATGCCTGTAAATTGACTTGAAATGTCATCATATAATTGATTTGATGTATAATCATTTCTCAAGAAAACTCTTCCCGTAAAATCGGAAGTTTCGAAAGTCAAATTACTAGAGTCTCTAATTATTTGTGGATTTCCTCTCGGAGATTCGGTAAAGAAAATATTACTATCAACAATATTATAAGATCCTTTATAAATTTTCACTGAAGTGGAATCTGTATGAGTTGTTGCCGATGACCCAACAAATCCTCTGGTTACTTCAACTAAATTAATACTTCCACTATTTGTAATTGGTCCAATATTAGTGGTCCCCAATCCAACATTAATTATTCCCATATATTCATCATCAATTTTTAGAATATCTTTTGGTATAATTGTAGATATTCCACTCAATGCAAATATTGAAGATCCTGCACTTATTTGCCCACCGTTACCAAGCAAAGTGTATGATATTGGAGTAAATAGTAATGGATATTGAACTACATTGTCAATAGTAATCAATGCCTTTTCAAGTTTTTTATCCATTTCAAGTTGGTGTGCATTACCAGAACCGTATGTTGATGTATTGCTTCCAAAAGAAACTGATTGTCCAGAAAGTGCTGCAGCATTTAAAGATGCTGGATTAATGAATACTGTTCCTATTCCTATTGAAGTTACAGTTGTTCCTGCCCCAGTGACACCAGGTATTGTGTTTAGAGTTTGTCCGACTGCAATACCCGATGTTGTAATACCACTAATAAATGTGGTGGTAATTCCAATATTACCAGATGCTGTTGCAACTCCAACAAAAGTAATATTTGGAGTAAATGTAACTCCAATACCAGAAATAGCATTAGACTTGCTTGTTGCCAATTTAAATGTATTATCTGATAGTTTAATAACATACACTTCAGAAGGTAATGATGTACCAGCACCAATTTGCATTGCACTGGCACCAACTCCAATAAATGTTGATTTTGGCGTATAGATAAGTTTTTCTAGATTACTAAAGAAATGATTTTGTATAGTGAATATTCCCGTTGATGGGTCTGGAGTTAATGGATTTATTGGATTAAATCTTTTTCTAAAAATTTCAATTCCATTGGAGTTTAGATTAAAATCAGTTTTATTAATTCTACTTCCATTAATTGCATTATATAATTTAATATCAATCGATTCTTCTACGGTTCCGTAACTTAAAGTTGGAGCAATATTTTGAGTATCTAAAGTTGTATATAAACATTGATTAAATGCTAAAATATTAATCTTTGAAGTTACTGTTGGTTCTGGATAGAATTTTAGTATAAAATTACTACCGGAATATTCTCCACCAAAAGTTCCAATTCCATTTGTGCTTCCTACAGATAGAAAAGGTGACTGTTGGACATAAATGTTGGTTTCATCCTGCACCAGCATAATTTGATGAAGAGCACTTGTCGATCCAACACTGACTTCTACTAAAGATTTAACCGCATTGAAATTGGATTTATTCAATGATATGACAGTTGATGCGGAAGAAACTGTGGATGAATAAGTTGATTGATATACCACACTTCTCTCATTTCCTGGTATTTGACCTGGAGATATAAATCTATATGCACCAGTTCCTACAGATGTTGTTCCAAACCCAACAATCTTTGATCTAATATCTACCGAATTTGATGAATTATTAATATAGTTTAATGATAAAATTCCGGAAGGAGAAATACTTGCCGTGAATATTCCTATATTATTTCCGGAATAATAATTACTTGAAAATTCCGAATCAAAATAATATTCTGAGATATAAGTATCTGTCCCATCATGAGTCAAATAAACTTCGGCAAAGTTCATTTGAGTTGTTGCTGAACCAACAATCTGGACATTTAAATACAATGAAGAAAACTTATTAGATTCTACGGATATAATTGAAGTTTGTATTCCAGATGCCGCAGTTTTATTAGAACCAGTTAGATTTATGAATCCAATAGAAGTTGTTCCAATTCCCGGTGAACTGGAATTAAAATTACTATTAATTAGTTTAACATCATAATCAATATCGAATGGATTATTTGGAATAAATCTTAAGTAAGTATTATCATCCGCATCGTCTTCAATTAATATAAATTTTCCTATTGGTTCTCCAGAAATATGGGTAAGTCCTACTCCAGTATTAACTAGCGTTGACTTTTCCGCTAAAAATGAATTATTTCCATCATTCAATAAAACTAATTCCGTTAATTGAATTTGTGTATTATCGAGACTGGAAACCCGGACTAATATATTATCATAAGATGACCCAGAATTTAATTCCAATAAATTAATAGATTCACTTGGATTTCCATCAGCATCTGAAAATTGACGATTTATGTTATCTATTTTTAAAACTACATTACTTCTACACTCAATGTAATCGGTTAATTTTTTATTTTTTAATTTTAAAAATTTTGAAGAAGATCCAACTACATCAATATCCTTTACTAAATCAAAATCATAAATTGTATCTACTCTGTTTTCTTCTATTATATCATAAAGTATAGTTGTAAAATTCTCCGAGGTTGTAATTCCAGAATTCGCAGTTGATGTAATTCCCATGTCCGCAAAATTTTTCAATCCACTAGTATGGACTAAACTATTAACTGGTGTTCTTAATTCTTGATATGTAATTGGACTCTTTACAGTATAGGAAAGATTTTGATAATAATCATTATCAGGAATAACTTGATTATCTTGATCTAATTTGCCAATATCATTAGACCATCCAATGTTTTTTTCAACTGAATAGTCAATCTTAAATCTACCGATACCAGATTCAATTTTATCTATTGTTGCTATATTTCCAGAGTCTTTCCCTACAATAATTTCTCCAACAGACAACTCATAGGTTCCAGATACTTTAATAAATGAATTTTCATATGAAGAAATTTCTAAGTCTCTCTCAGTATTATTTGAAATAAGTTTTTCTCCAACAATAAATTTAGATGGAATTTGAGTAACATTAAATGTTGGATAATCAGTTCTTTTTATAATATTTCCAACGGAATCTTGAATTGTTTTTGCTATTCCTGTGTTTGTAGTTAACCCGGAAATATTAATTGTTACCGAATCAAGGACTCCAGCAGTATTAATACTACTAATTGTAAAAAATTCATATCCATAGTCTTCTGAATTGAATCCAGTCCCTTCGGTGCTAAATTTTTGAATTCCTTCTACAAATACCTTATCACCAACACTAAAGGGATAAGGAACAAAAGTAGAGAATCCTAGAGTTGGTGTTGTTATGAAGCAAGTAAAAATTCCACTCGAAGAAGATTGAACTTGTTGAATACTAATTCCATTAGTATTATTAGTGGTGAATAATTGAACTGATGTTTCGGGAAGACCCTTTGGTTGTTGTATAATACTTACAGAGTCGATAGAATTTCCTGATAATTTTGCTTCTAATATTCCACTATCAATTTTTTCGCCAGTATCAGAATTTACAATTATTACTGATGGAGAATCAGTATATCCCCTTCCACCATCAGTAACCGTGATAATTCCAATTGTATTGGAGTTTTTAATTGTAACTAGTGGAGATATTGATGCAGTTGGTTGTAAAGTTTTATCCGAAGAATATTCAAATCCTTCATTAATTATTCTTACTTCCTTTACATTACCTATAGATGTTGATTTTGCGGTAATATAAGCATCTTTTCCACTGATAGAATTAGATCCTATGAATGTCGGAAGTTTTTTATATCCAGATCCACCAGAAATGATATTAATTCTATCAATAGGACCTTTTGCTGATAGTGAAGTTGTAGTATATTTTAATTTATCACATTCATTTTGAGTATATGTTAATTTTTCTGGTTTTTTAGATAAAGAAACAGTAAATGTTGTTGCTCCTACACCAGAAATTGTATAATTAGAATTGTATACACTATTAGTAAATAATATTTCAGAATAATTATTCACTTCTGTGTCGGAAGTGCTAATATATCCGGATTTTTCTAAATTATAATATAACTGAGTGGGTAAATCATCACTATAATTAATTGTTAGGGAAGCATTAGTGGAGACTCCAACAGTTCCTATGCCAGATAGTGTAGATAATCCGGAAGACGGAGTTGAAACAAACTCATTATTATAATTTTGATCATAATAAAGTTTAAATTTATATCCCGCTAAAGAATTATCTGATAAATTGAATACAAGGTTATTATTTTTAATTGATTCAATTTGGGGATTTATTAATGAAATACTTTGACTTGAACCACCAGTTCCGGCAATACTTACTGTTGTTGGGGGAATGGTTTTAGAGTCTAGATATGTTTCAGAAAGTTTTATTGTATTATCATTAACTCGGTAAACATAATAAAGTCCAGTTGATAATCCAGATGCAACTACATTAGATGAATATAGAATTTTATCTCCGGTTTTTAAGTTATGTGAATTAATTGAAATAGTATTTGTTGATGTGTTAATTCCGGTTGAACTAAATCCAATTGGATTAATTAAAATATTACCAGTTATTGTATCTCTCTTAACATAAACTGAAGTTGAAGTTCCAATTCCTACAGAAAGATTTGGTTTGATACTTAAACTAATAACATCTCCACTGGAAAGTTCGTGAGAAGTCGATACTGAAACGGTAGACTTAACTCTTTCAACTCTTCCGATTATTTGTGGATATACACTTTCGAATGAATACTTGTCATTATTATCACCATTAGTAATAAAAAACACCTCAGAAGAGTTAAGAGTAGTTTTTATTCCAATAGTATTAATATTCTTATCAGTTACATATACATTTTGAGGCAAATCAAATTGAGTTCCTGTTGGTGAAGTTGAAATTGAGATATTTGCTAAACCATTTCTTGAAAATATTACTTGCTGATTATTTGTAAATGGATGATTCTCAATATAAATTCCCTGTGTTGGAACAATTCTGGTAATATTAGAGTCTCCAAATTCAAATGTTAGTTTATTTGTAATTCCGGGAGTAGTACCAATTCCTACTGATTGTACTGGATTAAAAAACACCTTATTATTTACATTAGACTCAAAGTAATCTATTTTTTGTGAAATAATAAATGAATCTGGAATAAAGTTTATTTGAGTAGTTGCTGTATGAGATACTCCAGTAGATCCTCTTTGTACTTTAAGTATATTAAGGTTTTTATATACTTCAAGCACCGATAGTGTTTCACTGCCTATTCTAATACTACTTCCCACGGATACCGTTGTTGGAAGTTGAGTAATGTAAATCTCAGTTGTAAATCCAGATGTTGATGATGGAATATCCTTAAGAACATTTGAATAATAGGAAGATACTCCAATCTTGTATGAATTATTTAATTTAGACAGGTTGGTTGAAAATCCCGAAATTGCAACAAAATCATTATTTGATAGATTATGATGTGGTTTAATAGTGACTTCTACTTCTCCTTCACCTTTATAAGTAAAAATAGAATTTTCGTAAGTTTCTACTGAAGTGTCTATCTTTACAATATCCTTTCCTTCTATTGAAGAAACTCTTGCAATTAATCCACCTCCAAAAGTATTAGTATCATCAAAATTTAAAACATCATTAACTTTATAATCAGATCCAGAATTAATAATATCAAAAGAACTTACAAATCCTTGGGATACTGATTCAACAATTGACTCTTGTGTTGTAATTTCATTAGTCTCTATTATAAAATCATTTTTTGCATAATTATCGGATACTTTATAAGGTAAGGTATTTCTAAGTAAATTTGAGTTATTAAAATTAAATGTTTGATTTAAGATGGAGTTTTCTTCTATTGTATTAGATCTAAATTTATTTCCTATAAAATATGGAAATTTTGGCGTAAAGGAAGTATCAAGGGTTGTAAAATATGCATATACTCCATTTGGAAATTCTGGAGTTTTTCCAAATCTTCCATTATTTTCATCTAAGTCTCCAGAATTCGTATACTCATAGTCTTCAATAAAGAATCCTGCAGCAAAGTTTGATGGTCTATCAATAATATTAGAAGGATTTAGCGTATATCCAGATTCTAAAAGTTTAGGAATAGAATTTGAATTTTCCGAATCTGAATACCCATATGGTCCATATATTGGATTTCCATCATATGCCCATCCGATTATATTGGATACTTGCAATCCATTGTCACCAAATGAAGTTCTTAAGTTTTCGAAATATCCACAAACAGAATACTGCAATTGATTTTCGGTTTCTATTAAAATTTCATCACCAAACTTTACATTATTATTGACAGTTAAAGATCTAATATTAGCATTTAAAATTGCATTGGAACCTGCAGGTCTCACTTCAATTATTGTGGAACTACTGGAGTATCCAATTCCTGGATTTACTATCTTAATATCTGTTATTTTTTGGTTAGTAATGACTGGTCTTAAATCTGCTCCGGATCCGGCACCAGTTAAATCAGTTACAACCAAATCGGGAGTTGAATAATAATCAATTCCACCATATTGAATATTTACAGAATTAATTTGACCATTCACAATAATTGGTTTTAATTTTGCCTCAGATCCAGTTTTTATTGATATTAATGGTTTTTTCTCAAGATTTAAAATTGTAGATCCATATCCAGTTCCAGTTTCATATAGATAAGCATCTATAATACTACCTTTAACAACGGGAGTTGCCACAAGAGATTGAATCTGTTGAGTTGTAGTACCAAATCCAACTGGTGTATACTGTATGAAAACGGAAATATCAGGGTAACTAAAATATTGATAACCAGATCCAACAGAAGAAAATTTAATATAATTTTTTCTATTGTAGTTTGATATGTTAGTTCCGCCAATTCCAGCATCACAAAGTCTAAAGGAATCATCATTATTTTTCAGTACATAATATTGAGATAATGTAGAAATTCCAATTGTAGATGTTTCATATCGATAAGTTATAAGTTCTCCACTCTCAAATCCGTGGTTTTCGAAATTAATTGTATTATTGTATGTTGATATTCCTGATGAAGAGACAATTAATTCTCTATTTGTGTATCCAGAACCACCATTTAATATTTTAATCTCTGATATTGTATTTTTAAATGATGCAGTCGAAAATTTATGAATTCCTCCGGCATTAGTTCCATTAAAAGATACTGTATTGATCCCAGATAGGTAATCCGAATTAGTCTGATAGAGTCTAATGGTTCTATTATTATCAATTTTGGAATAATATGTTGCGTTATTGATCAAAGTTAAATTTGTGGTTCCAATACCAATTGAAGAATTTCCATTGGAATTATAAACTATCAATTCACCATTACTTAAATTGTGGTCCGTTAAAAATACTAATTGATTTGTGGTTGAACTAATTCCTCCAGAATTTGTCGATAATCTTCCGTCAAAGAAAATATCTCTCCTTCTTTTTGTTAAAATAGGTTCTAGTACGCAATCAGATCCATTACCTCCGGTTATACCAATAGATACAATTGTATTGATATCATAATCTTGAGAATCAATATAAACTTTTTCAATTGACCCACTAACTACCGGATGAACTAATGCCGTAGAACCGGATCCGGGAGAAACTGATATTAATGGAGGATTAATAACATCATATCCAATTCCACCATTTAATACACTAATAGACTCTAGAGGTCCGTAGTATACTTTATCATTGGATTTATAATTATTAATTTCTACACCATTAATTAACATTCCAACTGAACCTGGAAGTGTCAATTCCCCATTTCCAGTATCAATACTCTCAGATAATGGAAATTTTTTAAATAATTTTTGAGCACCAATTATACCAGATTTTTGAGAGTATAATGTGAATCTATGGGTTTGATTAACAAAATCAGAATCAGAAAATGTTAAAAAACTATTAGTTCCAACAAATGATAGTGATGAGTATAGTCTTATTTTATTGGAGGGATCTAGAACTTGTACATAATAATCTCCAGTATCCAATCCAACAATTGGTGCTCCTGATGGTTGATAATAAATTCTGTCACCAGTGATAAATGGAACAGGATTTTGAAATACTATACTTGTGTAGTTGTCATCTATTTCATCGGATAGATCAACTGCAACTGATGAGTTAATATTTTTCGTTATTTTATATGTAAAATTTCCATTATAACCATCTCTACCAGATGGTAATGAGTTAGATGCTACGTAGGCATATTTATCATCTGTATATAAATTTTGAATGTCTGACAAGATGACATTATTTCCAAATTGTATTGGAACTATTGTGCTATTTGCAGTATTAATTTTTCTTCTTAGATCATACTTTACTCCATTTTTTGCAGAAAACCCAGAATTATCAATAATAACTCTATTTTCTGAGACAAAAATATTTGAAATATATGCACCAGATGAAGACATTACATTATTAGTATCTCTTTCTAAAATTTCTACTTCATCTCCAATTTTTAAACTAGACCTATCAATTGGACTTTTTAAAGTAAAATTACTAACATTTTCTATTTCATATCTAGATCCAGTATTGTATATCCACGAATTTGCAAAAATTTCTTTATATGTCTTATTTTGCTGAGGATTTTGAATCAAATCCCCAATATTTTTAACTGATATTTTTTGCCCTTCATCCAAATTTAAAGTATCTGATACTTGAACAAATTTAGATAATACTCCCGTAAGTCTTAACTCAACTTTTTTATTCAGATCTCCATTTTCATATCCAAAATAAATTTCATCAGATCTTATATCGGCAGAAGATAAGATTGAAGATGTAATTCCAGTACATCCAAAAAACTGATTAATACTTTTACTGGTGTAGGTAATTGTATTGATTCCAGTTATGATTTTTCCTTGTTCTGGAAATCCAATTGTAGAATCTACTGAAATTACTGACGACCCGATGGCGACATTTTTTAGACTTTTTGTATTCGGAGTAATTGTAAAATTTCCAAGAACGGCAGAAAAATCTTCATATCCAACAAAAAGTGAAATCTTAAAGTACTGTATATTATTTCTCGTAAATGGTTCTATTTCAGAAATTGAGGCACTAGTACTCTCATCATTAAATTTCTGAATTGTTTGCCCCATCAATTTGGAAGGATCTCCAGAAATTCTTTCTGCAATTACAACCTCTCTTCTTACATATTCTGCCGAAGATGGTTTAATTAAAAACTCTTCTAAATTTACTACTTGGGGCGTTACTCCATATAAAATATTGAATAAAATTCTAAATGATTCGTCAGTTCCTTTTGCCTGGTAAAAGGATCTTGCTTCTTTTATAAAATTACCAGCATTTAAATTTGATACAAAATCAAATTCTTCTAGACCAGGAGTAAAAGTATATTTTATTTTTTTATAAAACTCTTTTAAGAATAAAGAACTTAGATTTTGTACAGAAGATCCTAAAATATGAGATGCCGCTGTTGACGGTGAAAATACCAGTTCTTCTTGATTTAAATTTGCATGGTAACTTGTAATACCACTAAATGCACGAATACATCCAGTGAATGTGTTTGTAGTCAATCCAGTATATGTTATAATCTCATCATCAATTTTCAATAATCCATAAGTTTGAGGAAATCCCTTAGTACTACTGACGGTAATTGTAGTATCAGTAGAAGAAATTCCTGAAACAGTATATGTACTATCTACTACTACTTCGGGAGTTAGGTTATCTAACTTTAAATATTGATCTAAATTTTCCGCAATATCAATTGGACCACTTTGATATTCTTGAGAAATATAATATTGCTTTAAAAATTCCACCGCATTTGGACTTTCATCCAAAATAAAATTCGGAAGTTGATTTTCAATAACTTGCTGAACCTTAACTCTAGATTCGAACCCAGTCTGTATCATATTATGCTCTTATTAGATTCCCGTTTGAATAACTTGATGTATAGTAGTCCCTGGCAAATAATGTACCGGATATTTCATCGCCAGAAGCAATTACATCTCTTACCATATTTATTGTGCTTTTTTCAATACTAAAATTCAAATAAAGATCTCTTAGACCAACAACATCATTGGATTCTGGGAATGCCTGCACTTCAATAATATTATTTTCTTTAGATGTTGAAATAATATTTATTGTTCCCAATTTAATTTCGCCTTTGGCATAGTCAACTGTTCCTGCAGATTTTACAACAACTCTTATAGATCCATCACTCAAAGGTTTTACTATTGACAATATTCCTGTTTTTCCATCAGTGTTGGGCACATCTGTTAGGTATACTGTATCTGGATCTGCAGAAATTTTAAATCCTGTGCTTTTGATATTAAAACCATCGGAATTTATATGAAACTTATTTCCAAAGCATA